TGGTACTATAAAAATGAAGGTGTTAAATACGAAGTAGGGCAACCTATGGGAGCTTACTCCTCGTGGGCGATGTTAGCTTTAACTCATCACATTGTGGTGCTTTTAGCTGCAAAACTTGCAGGTGTTAAGAATTTTACATCTTACGCATTGCTCGGTGATGACATTGTGATTAATCATGATGAAGTTGCTGAGAAATATGTACATTTAATGAGTACTCTGGGCGTTAGCATTAACATGTCAAAATCAGTGGTATCTAATCAATTATGCGAATTCGCAAAAAGATTGGTTACGCCTGAATTTGAAGTTTCTCCGATTGGTGCTGGTAATTTATTACTAGTATCACGGAAAATAAGCATGATAGGGGCTTTACTTGCAGAATTGTACAACAAATCAATCGTAGTTGATTCTAAGACGGTTATAGAATTATTAAATTCTTTCCCGCGTAAAGCGGAATTGAATTTTATAATTTTATGGACTTATTTTGGATCATGCCGACACCTTTACTCCGCACGCCTTACATCCACTTTCATGGATATATGGAACACTTACGGTGGTAGTCAGCTGATTATGTTTAGTTACGGCTATCATCTATTTAGCGGTGTAAGAACCACTTTATATGATGAAGTTGTATACGAGGCACCCAAAAAAGCTTCAGATGAAGAATTTAACTTTTGGTTAAAATTCTACAAAATTTCGGCTGTTAAAGGATGGTCCAATAGACTTCTAGAAAGTCTGACCCTCGTATTTTCTCCGTGTTTGTATTTGTATTGTTTGGGACTTCTTAGAGCGACTGAAGATGCGAAACGCAAATCTTTAGAGTTCCAAAGAGGAAGGTTTAGACCTGATAAACCAGAAGTTTTACTGGATTATTCCGAGTTTAATACTCTTAGTGTTAAATGGTCGAAGAAAACAGCAAAACGATACGGACAGTTTGTGACTAAACTACATAACAATATTAATGAATTAACTCGCAACGAAAGTTACGATTAATCTTAATTGCGTAGGAGTGTTAGAAGCAGAACGTCTGTAGTCTGAGTCTTTTCAATCGCATTTAGGGCACATTGTTGAGTTTACTGAAATATTGTAAAACGATAGTGTTTATGATCCAAAAGATCGACCTAATGAAGTTGTCTAGAGAAACATGTAAACATGTACGTTTGCTTAAACAGCTTCTCTTTGAAGTTGGGGT